GGATCCCATGAAAAAATCCACAGGTTTGCGAATCGATCACTTCCCCGCCAACGGCCGCCCCTCGCCGGGCAAAGGCAGCAATCACGAGGCGACAAGCGCCAAGGAACACATGCCCGAATCAGGCGCACGCTCGCGTCCCGGCGGTCAGTTCTCGGCCGGCGGTCATTCAGGCACCCCGAAAGCCGATGCCAAAGCAGGCACGTTGTCTGCTCATGCAGGCGCCAAGGCCCCCGAGCACGGGAATCATCCGAAAGGCTCTCACGTCCCCCACGGTGAGCATCACCAGGCGAATCATCGCGCGCCGACAACGCACGATGAATTTCACGCATTGGGACATCCAGGCAAGAGCGGCTATTGATGTTCAACCGCATCGCCTATGACCAATCAGCCGGCACGCACCGGTATTGTGATGGCGTGCTGCATATCGATGTGCAGGAGCCACAGCATCGTTTCTCCGGCTTCCCGCTCGAATTGGCGCACGCTTCCTGCGATTGCCCGAAGAATGCGGCCGAAGCCGAATTGATCGAGGCTGACCATGTGGCCTAAGCGTGGCGTGCCGAAGATCGCGGGCGGCGGGTTCAAGGAAGGCGTGGTCAAGCCCGCCATACCGAACGCACCAGCCCCCAAGCCGATCAAGCAGCCGAGCTTTGGCGAGCCGAAGACACACGCTCAATTCCATGCGCTGGGTGTCCCGCCTGGCGGCAAATACTGATCCACCAATGAAGGGCATCTACCCAATAGGGCGACCGCCATGGCAGCAAGACTCAACCGACATCACACCGAATCTGTCCTAAAGCGCATTCAGCTTTCAAACCTGGTCACGCGCTTGCAAAAAAACGCGCTACGTCAGCTTCGAAACCCCAATGATCCCAAGGAGATAGTCTCCATGACGGAGGGGGAGATTCGCAGTGCGCTGTTCCTGATCGAACGTAAGATGGCTCGCGCCGAAGCACCGAAGGATTTGAACCTCAACTTCGCGGGCCGCATTGAGGTCGAATTTGTCTGACGCTGTTCGAGCGCAGATCCCGGCCAAGCTCAAGTTTCTGTTTCAGCCGATGCGCTACAAAGTGCTTCGGGGCGGTCGCGGCTCGGCCAAAAGCTGGAGCGTGGCGCGCGCATTGCTGATCCAGGGTGTTCAGGACCCTTTGCGCATCATGTGCGCTCGCGAAGTGCAGCAGTCGATTCGTGAGTCGGTGCATAAGCTCCTATGCGATCAGATTGCGCTCCTCAATCTCGGCGGCTACTTCATCGTCGAGCAGAAGACGATCACCGGCCGCAATGGCACCGATTTCGTGTTTGTGGGATTGAGTGACCAGACCGCGGAGTCGATCAAGTCATTCGAAGGCGCGGATCGGTGTTGGGTGGAAGAGGGCCAGGCGGTCAGTGATCGCAGCTGGACCATCCTCACGCCGACCATTCGAAAGCCCGAGTCCGAGATTTGGGTGACCTATAACCCGGAGTTGGACACCGATCCAACGCACGTGCGGTTCATCGAGAATCCGCCACCTGAATTGATCAGCGTCGAGATGAATTGGCGGGATAACCCATGGTTCAACGACGTGCTGGAAAAGGAGCGCATGCATGCGCAGCGCACGCTGCCGCAGGTTGATTACGAGAACATATGGGAGGGCAAGTGCCGCCCTGCCGCCTCGGGCGCGATCTATGCGCTCGAAGTCGCGCAAATGTTCGCCGAGCATCGCGTCACCGATGTGCCGTATGACCCGTTTCTCGTGGTCAACCCGGTGTTTGACTTAGGCTGGAACGATCACATGTCGATCGGCCTGGTGCAACGGCATATCTCAAGTTTACGCATCATCGATTACATCGAGGATGACCACAAAACGCTTGATTGGTACTCGAAGGAGCTGCGCAAGCGCGAGTACAGCTGGGGCAAGATCTACCTCCCTCACGATGGCGGACACGGCGACTACAAAACGGGTAAATCGGCAGCGCAGATCCTTGAGGACTTGAAATGGTCCGTCGAAGTTCTGCCAAAGCAGCCCATCACGGACGGTATTCGTGAAGCTCGCATGGCTTTCGCGCAACTCTCAGTCGATAAGGTCAAGGGCAATCGGCTGATCGAGTGCTTGAAGCGCTATCGGCGCAATGTCTCGAACGCTACGGGTGAGGCGGGCAATCCGATCCATGACGAGTATTCGCACGGCGCGGATATGTATCGCTACGCCGCTCAGGCAGCACCGCTCATGGATAACTCCATGGGCATGAGCCTGCCGAAGCTGAAGTACGGAAGCTTGGGGATCGTTTAGACGATGGTTACGCGCTTGCTATAGCGTTTGTGCTTCCGCCGTCTGTCGCACTGTTTCCATAGGTCCGAAGTATGCGCCCTGAATCAACCGTCTCGCCAGACGCACGTCCGCCAGTGCAGCGCGACGAAGCGGAAGCGGCACCGGACAGCATCTGCCCGTACCACAAAGGCTTAGTGACACTGACAGGTGAGCGCGAAGGCGCCGTCTTCTGGTGCCCGATTGGCCGGCAGTACTGGCGATATCGAAAGAACACGAACGATGGGTTTAGGACCCGTCTGCGTTACCCGAAAATTGGAGTTGTCTAGTGAGCATTGCCACCGATGAGAAGGTTCGACAGTTGGAGCTACGGCTCACTGAGGCCGAGAACCGCATTGCTCGGCTCGAAGCTCAGTTCCAGAAGCCCACCACACTGAAGATCAATGGGCCCGGCTTCCCAAGCGGCGTTCTCAAGAACAGCCGTGGCTGAAGCCGAAGCGACCACCGAGGGCTCAGGTGAGTCCGAGGGCAAGATGACGGATGGAGATTTGCTCCAGCTCATCGCGGCCTACGAACGCGCCTCCCTGGGCTCCTCTGTGGCTGCGGGAGCGACGATCTCGACCACGGTCTATCCGTCACAGCAGCAGATGACGACGCTCGAGATCGACCGGTACAACGCCATCAACATGTACATGGCCCGACCCTTGGGCAATGAGGTTGAGAACCGCTCCCAAGTGGTGCTCCCAGAGCTCCGCGATACGATCGAATGGATCATGCCGCAGCTGATGCGGATGTTTGTGGCGAGTAAGCAAATCTGCCGCTTTGAGCCTGAAACGGCTGAGGACGAAAGCCAAGCCGAGATGGAAACCGCCGTCGTGAACCACGTGTTCATGAAGGAGAACAACGGTTTCTTCGTGTTGCACGATTTCTTCAAAGACGCGCTCTTGATGCGCAACGGCTACGCGAATGTCGATTGGGTCGAGGAAGAACATACCGGCGTTGAGCGCTACTCGGGATTGACCCAGTTCGAGCTGACCAAGTTGCTCGGTGACATGGAGGACGAAGATACCGAGATTTTGGAGCAGCGCGAGTACACGCAGGATATTCCCGTCTTGGCTCCTGTGCCGGGCGCCGAGCCAGATCCGACATTACCCATTGCCAAAGTCCCGGTGTGGGACATCAAGATTCGCCGCACCGAGAGGAAGGGCCGTGTATCGGTCGAATGCTTGCCGCCCGAGGAAGTATTGGTCAGTCCTCGGGCGCGCTCAACCTTGGATGGTGTGCCGTTTGTGGCACATATCACCGAGGAACCGCGCAGCGAATTGGTTGAGGATGGGTTCGACAAGGCCATGGTCGCGGCATTGCCGACAGGCAAGCCCAATTGGCTCGAGATCGATGCCCTCGCGCGCAACAGCGTCGTGGATCAACTCTCAGTCGAGAACCCCGGCGATAAAGCGATGCAGACCGTCCAGGTGCGGCGCGTCACGCTGATGGTGGATTGCGATGGGGATGGGATTGCGGAACTGCGCAGAGTCCTCGTGGCTGGCGACAAGATCATTGAGAACGAGGAAATCGAGGAATGCCCGATTGCCTCGTGTGCGCCCATCCGCATGCCCCACCGGCACACAGGATTGAGCTATTACGACTTGATCGCAGATTTGCAGGTGATCAAGACGACGCTGTTTCGTCAGGGGCTCGATAACCTGTACTTGGCGAACAACTCGCGCACCGCGGTTGATTGGCAGAACGTCAGCGTCGATGACTTGCTGACTTCCCGGCCTGGTGGTGTGGTTCGCACCAAAGGACCGCCGGCCAATTCGATCATGCAGTTGGTCACCCCCTCCAACATGATCGAGCAGGTGCTACCCGCGCTCGAATACATGGACAAGATCCGCGCCGGCCGCACCGGTGTGGGCGATCACACCATGGGTGTGGATGCGGATGAGCTGCAGAACGTCACCAAGGGTGGGCAATTGGCGGCGATGTCCGCGGCCAGCCTCAAGATCGAACTGGTTGCGCGGTTACTAGCCGAGGGCGTGAAGGAAATCTTCACCAAGATCCACGGCACATTGATGCGCCACCAGGAAGGGCCCCTGCAACTGGAATTGTCGGGCAAGTGGGTCGAGGTTGACCCCTCGCAGTGGCGCCGCCGGACGAAGGTCAGCGTCAACGTGGGCTTGGGGTCGGGCAACCGTGAGGAATTGCGCTCGAACCTGATGCTGTTGGCTCAAGCGCAGCAAGCAGTCGGGCAATTGGGGCTCGTGGGTCCGAAACAGGGCTACACGATGTTCAAGCGGATAGCCGAGGCATTGGGTGAAAACCAGCCTGAGCAGTTCGCAATGGACCCGGCCTCAGACGAATACAAGCAGCACCAGGCCGAGATGGCCGCGCAGCCGCATCAGCCCGCGCCGCAAGTCCAAGCCGCGCAGATCCGCGCGCAGACCGAGGTGCAGAAGTCACAGTCGGCGCAAAGCACCGAGATATTGAAACTCCAGGGCCAATTGCAGCAGGCGCAAGGCGAATTAGCGGCAGAGCGCGAGAAAGCGCAGGCGGAATTGGAGCATGCGGCGCTCGCAACTCATGCCGATATGCGCAACCAGCAGGCCGGCCATCAGAACGACATGGCATTGGCCCTGGTTCGTGGGCTCACCTCGATCATCGCACAGCAACTGAAGGGTGAGCAGGCGAATGCGGGGCAATTGCTCGCGCAAGACTTTGAATCGGCCAAGAGTTTGGAGACGCAATGAAATTTGAAGTAACGGTCAAGCCGGATTTGGTCTATGTGCATGCCTACACCGCACAGGCCGGTCATACCTGCATTGCTCTCGAACCGAGAGCGCTGGACGAACTGATTGAATTGCTCGCAGCGCATTCCGAGGGGACGTGGCGGATGGATTATGTTCCGGGCCCTTACGTTCCGCCTGAAAAATATACGGCGAATCTCGACAATGCTATGACCGACGACCAGTGCAAATGAGCCCAGAAGAGGAAAAGGTCCGCGCCGGTGAGGCCAAGCAGATCTTGGACTCGCGCATGTTCCAAGAAGCCTGTCAGCGCGTCGCCGATAGCTTGGCCGAACAGCGGCGCCGAGTTCCCGTGCGCGATACCGACATGCATACCCGACTGATCATCACCGAGCAGTTGTGGGGAAACATCAAAGACTGGTTGCAGATGACCGCCGATACCGGCCGGTTTGCTGATTTTGAGATTCAGCAACGTGAAACCGCCAAGCGCGGCCTATTTGGACTCTTGAGGGGATAATTCAATGTCAGTCGTACCGCAAACCACCCAGCAGGGCGTTTCGCAGACTCTTCCGCAGAACTCGCAGGAAGACAAGTTCCAAAGCCTGTTCGACTCAGGTGCATTTGAGCCGACGAAGAAGCCCCCGGAGCAGGGCAGCGAGCCGCGCGCACGCCAGGAGACCCCGGCCGAGATCGCCGCGCGTGAGCAGCCGCAAGGGCAGGAGCAGGGTGAGCAAACCACCGAGCAGCAAGCGCAGGCCGAAGAAGAGCCCGAGTGGTCAAGTCTCGATGAATACCTGACGCACGCGAAGTTGGACCCGCAAGCGTTCCAGTCCTTGCCCGTCACGGTCAAGATCGATGGTGAGACGAAGCAAGTCCCCTTGGCGGATGTGATCAAGAGCTATCAGCTCGAGGGTCACGTCAACAACAAGTCCATTGAACTCTCGAACGCGCAAAAGCAGTTCGAGACTGAGCGGGAAGCTGCTGTCAATCTGTACCGCCAGCAATTAGGTCAAGCTCAGACCTTGGGCCAACTCGCACAAGCGCAACTGATGGGCGAGTTCCAGCAGATCAACTGGAACCAGTTACGACAGACGGACCCCGTCCAGTGGACGGCGTTGCAGCTCGAATTTCAGAATCGATCAGCCGCGATCAACCAGCACCTGCAAGAGGTCGCGGCCGCTCAAGTGGCGCAACAGCAGCAACTGCAACAGCAGCAAGCCGCATTGCTACCGCGCGAGCGCGACAAGATGCTGGAAACGCACCCGGAATGGCGCGACCCGGCGAAGTTCGACGCGGACAGAAAATCCATGTCGGCCTACGCCAAACAATTGGGCTTTACCGATGCCGAATTAGGCTCTGTCTTTGACCACCGCTACATAGCTGTTTTGCATGATGCGGCGCAATTCAGAGCACTCCAAGCCTCTAATCCCGAGACCCTCAAGCGTGTACGAGCGGCCCCGCAAATGGCGCGGCCGGGCACACGCACGAACCGCGACCCGAAAGGCGTTGCGAAACAACAAGCACTCGAACGCTTTGCGAAAAACCCGCGCGATCAAGACGCGCAGGCCGCGGCGTTCGAGCATCTCATGGGTTAAAGGAGCATCAATGACTGTCCCAGCGAATACCTTTCAGGTCTACACGCAGGTGAACATCCGCGAGGATCTGATCAACGCGATCTACAACGTAGATCCGTACAAAACGCCGCTGCTGAACATGGCGAAGAAAGCGGAAGCCAATCAAACCTTCCACGAGTGGAACACCGATTCACTCGCCGCGCAGAACTTGGGCAATGCCCAGGTCGAAGGCGATGTGCCGAGTAACATCGTCGTCGCGCCCACCGTGCGATTGGGGAACTACTGCCAGATATCTGGCAAGACGATTGAAATCTCGGGCACGTCCCAAGCAGTCGTCGCTGCGGGTGGTACCAACAAAATGGGCTATCAGTTGCTCAAGAAGAGCAAAGAACTCAAGCGCGATATGGAGGGCATTCTGACCAACAATGCCGCCAAGGCCGCGGGTTCATCGACGACTGCGCGCATTAGTGCGGGACTGCCGGCCTGGATCGCGACGAACATCCAGTTCCAGACGGGCGGCTCGCCGTCAGGTGCGAATCCTTCCGAAGGTTCGCCATACAACGGAACGCAGCCGCGCACCTACAACAGCGCCAAGGGGGCGATCACCGAAGCGCAGGTCAAGACGGTGCTCCAGCTGATCTATAAGAATAGCGGCGAGTCCCCGGAATATGCGCTTTGCTCCCCGGCCAACAAGCAGAACATCTCGGCCTTCACCGGCCCCGGTACTCGCTTCATCGAGGTTGAGGACAAGGTGCTGATGACCTCGGTCGATGTCTACGAATCGGACTTCGGCGAGGTCAAAATCATCCCGGACATCTTCCTGGCGACTTCCGGGGACGTGTACTTCGTCAACCCGAACTACTTGCGGGTAGCGTATCTGCGTCCTTTCCAGACCATTCCGTTGGCGAAAGTCGCGGACGCGGATCAGAAGATGCTGCTCTGTGAGTACACACTCGAGCTGGGTAACGAGCATGCGATGGGCGCGATCTACGACACGACCGGCTAATTCATCCCTCAAGCCTCGTGTTACTTCAGGGGCCCCTAACCGGGCCCCTTTCTTTTGGGAGCTTTCATGTCACGTAACAGTTTTCCCTTAAAGCCGCTGTTTTCGAATACGACACAGCTTCCTGTTGTTCAAAACATCACGTTGGGAGCAAGCGGTGTAGCGGCAACCAATGCGGTGAGCGCACAGACCTACGCGGTGCAACTGAATGCAACCTCGGGGTGCTGGATTCTCTTTGCGCCGACCGCTGCCGCTGCTGCAACGGTGAGCCCAACAAACGGCTTTCTCTTCAAGTCGACCGACTTCGCCATGCAAATCGGTATTCCCCCTGGTTACTTCATCGGCGCGGTTGAGCAGTCAGCGGCCGGCACGCTGAATATCATGGAACTCACGCACTAGATCATGACCTACCAGATCAAAGCGCACGAGCAAGATGACGATCTTGTTCTGCACTACTACCAGGACGTGGAGCCGGTGCTTGATGCCGCTGCCGCTGCGCGGCGTGAAGATCGCGAGCGTACTGCGTTCCAGAAGTCCTCCGAGTTCAAGCGCACGATGATTGTGCCGTTCAATGTGCTGCTCAAGATCAGAGAGGATAAGGGCCTGGACTTTTTGAATCCCGAGCATTCGAAAGCCATTGCGAAGCTACTGAAGACGTCCGAGTACGCCGGCTTTCGCACCACGAATAAGGCGCGCCGATGAGTCAGACCGTTTTCAATACTGCGCAAGGGACAGCCACCAACGCACCGCAGTTGGGCGCGGCGCTGAATGCGATGTTTGGAGAGTTGTATACGGGGCGTGTGTGCGTAACGGATGCGCCGTACTCAGCAGATCCCACGGGCGTGATCGATTCGACGGCGGCGATTCAGGCGGCGATCAATGTGGCGGCCGCGCTCGGTGGTGGGGTTGTTCTTCTGCCGGCTGGAACGTACACGATAGGGACGGCCGGGACCGGCCTCGTCATCAACACGAGCAACGTCAAACTGGTGGGGGCCGGTTCGAATTTTCTTCGGCGAGCGGCATTTACAGCCACGAATCCCGCGACGCAACTCATCTGGGGTGGCGCTTCCAGTGCCACCGCCTCGATGCTTCTGGTCGCAACGCCTGCCGGTTCCGGGTTCGCGCAGTCAGGAAACGGCGCCACGGGTATTGAGTTCAACTGCAACAGCCTGTGCGGCTATGGCATACAACTCGTGTCGCAGAAGACGGGTAGTTATGAGGGCTCATTCGTCATCAACCCGATAAAAGCCGCCTACCTCCTGACCACGCTTTTAAATTCGTCCCTGCCGAATGACGGCACTGATACACAGCACAATATTTTTACCCGATGCGGGTACCGCTGCTTAGATTCCGCTGCGGCCAAGAAGTCCCATGGGTTCTGGTTCACGAGTGTTGACCCCATCGGCCAGCCGGGGAACGGCAACTCGTCATTCAACACGCTCGTGAACTGCGTTGGAATCGGCGATGGGACGACCACGAATTCTTCCGGTGTGGGCTACAAGTTTGACGGCGCCGACAATAACACCTTGTTCAACTGCATCGCCTATCGGAGCGCGGGCTCTACAGTCCCTTCCCTGCAGCTGAGCGGCTATAACGGCTCGTGCGACGGGAATGTGTTCCTTCACTACTCCGACACGACCGCCGCCAATGCGATCAATGTCTTGGGGAACGCGACGCTGGGAAGCGGCTTTAACCCCACGCAGAATTGCTTTATTTTTTCCGACTCAAACAATGGGGTCAACTATCCGACGATGGATGCCGGATGTCGCGTGTATTGGACCGATACCAACGGCGTGAGTCAGAAAGCGATTCACACGAGCGTGGTCATTGGGCAAGCTGCGAACATCGCGGCGGCACTTGCCCAAGTCGCCAACGTTGCCAATCACTCGGCCCGGATCGTTAACAGCAGCCAGGACCATACACGTCTGACTGACGGCACGAACGAATGGGGCGTCAACATTGACGGCTCTGGTAACTTGCGCATTTCGAGGATCGCAGGCACCGGCAACCCGACGTGCATCGTGCCGTTTATCTCAGGAGCGGTTGGGCTGCCTGCTGGCGGATCACAACAATGCGGCGTTGGCGTCAGCACGACCGCGAATCTAGGGCTTTATTTCGGGACTGGCGCCCCGTCCTTTTCGGCGGCTGAGGGCGCGATTTACAGTAACACCACCGGTACTTCCGGGGCGCGGCTCTATGTGAATACCTCCGCAGGCAGCGGCACGACCTGGACTGCTCTGACGACTCCGTGACATGTGGGACCTCTCCAATGCCTACGTCAAGCTCGACAACCCGCGCTACGACTTATCGGGAGGCGGTCCGGTGCTAGGTAAGATCCAAGACTACCCGACGCTCGCGCAAGCGCTTTTGGACTTCTCGCACCGGGTCGACATCGCGAGCTATCAGGACTACTTCATTAATTTCGGTGAAGCGCGCATCTATCGGGACATCTTCTCGAAGAATATGGGCAACGGGGTGCAGTGGATGGAAACCCCATTCAGCGCGACGATCAATGCAACCACAGGCTTAGTGGCGCTGCCCTCGGGCTATATCGCGTTGAAGGCGATGCAGATCACGGACGGCAACTCGGACACCTTCACGCTGCTCTACAAAGATCCGCAGTGGCTCTACTCGAATTACCCCATCCGCCAGCCGACCGGTTTACCGGCCTA